TAATCTCTGTATCGAGTTTGACATTAAACTTTTCAATCTCATCTACGGAACTACCTAGTGTTGCAATCTTCACTTCATTACTTCGTATTGCACTTGTAATATCTGTAATCTCAGTAAATCTATTATTAGTATTATTCAATTCATCTTGTAATTTACCTAGTCCAGTTTTTAATTCTTTTGCAGTAGCTGTTTTTATAGTTAATACTTCTTCTTTAAAAATTTCATTAATATGTTGTTCACAAGTTGGACAATCATTATTGTTTTCAAAAAATGTAACCATTCTAGAATGATGTTTATGTTTTTCAGTTAAAGTAGAACGAATATCTTTTAACTTAGCAAGTTTATCTTTAATCTTTACCTTGTCATCTATGCTATCTAATAAATCAGCATTAGTCTTTAATAAGGTTTCTTTCTCTTTTGTTTTTGTTTCTACTTCTGCTATATTATTTTTAATCTGTAATGTTTTCTCTCTCACAATTTTGTTCTTGTTTTTCTTCACATCATCAATATAATTCTCTTGCAAGCCTATTTTCTCAGAAGTTAATTGAACTTGATATTCAATATCTTTAATCTCATCTTCAATAGTTTTAAGATTTTGTTTGAGTAACATATTCATAAGTGAGAAAATTTGTATGTCTAGTATTTCCTCAACCACTTCTCTCCTATGTCTTGCTTTTAATTGCATGAAAGGAATGAATGTAGAACTACCCAGTATCACAACTTGAGTAAAACTACGATAGTTTAATTTAAGGATATTCTGTTCTAGATACTTCTGGTAATCTCGAACATTTGCATCTTGATTGACCATCTTACCATTACAATAGATTTCAAACTTATTAGGTTTGATAGCTCTCATAATTCTATATTCTTTCGTGCCAACATTGAATTCTATTTCAACTTCAGTTTCACGAGTATTAATAGAATTAACTAACTGAGATTTATTAACTGTTCTAAATGGTTTACCAAACATAACAAAACACATAGCATCAAGAATGGTAGATTTACCAGAGCCATTCTCACCTATGATTAAGGTTGTTGGATTTTTATCAAGTTGTATTTCTATAAAAGTATTTCCTGTGGAAAGAAAATTCTTCCATTTCACATTTTTAAATATTATCAATATTATTTCTCATTTGTTTTGTTAATAAAATTTTGGAGCGGGCAGAAGGAATCGAACCAACTTTTTTAGATTGGAAATCTAACGCAATACCAGTATACTATGCCCGCCTAATTAAAAAATTCCTCTAAATTACTAACACCATATTTTTTTTCTACTTTATTTACATTACTAGAATTATAACCTACTTTACTACTATCTTGTTTAAAAGGCATGGTATTTGTTAAAGTATATTCCTTTTCACCTGGCCTTTTAATTTTCCATTGTAAATCTTTATCTTTTGGATAATTTAAATTCCATTCCATTGTGGATTTTTTAAGATATTTTCTGTGTGTTTTATTCATAGGATATATGTAACGAAATTGTTTACCCCAAACTCTACTAAATCCTAACTCACCCATTTTTTCATCATTAGGTCTAGGCCCATATTTTGTGTCTTGTCTATTCATTTCTTTTTTCATTTTTCTTTGTATTGTTCTGAAATGAATCTTCTCTCCAGTTTTGGAAATATAAACATCACTCCAAATAAAACCACCATGCAAAAAATTTGCAGATTGATAAACATATCCAGGCTTACCCACAATACCATCTGCCCATGTATAGAGATATTTTATATTAGGTAAATTCTTTCTTATCCACTCTAATGTTTTTGAAATCATTTGTGATTCAGAATTACGAGGCATTTCTTCAGACATACACATTTTTCCAATTTCATAATAATCAGCTGTTGTTAAATCTGGAAACATTTTTTGTATTGTTCCCATAGGATTTGTTCCCCAACCTAGAGTTAATACACCCACCAATTTATCATTAATATATGTTCCTAACCAATGTTTAGTTAGTCTGGGCATTACAGCACTATAATGTACCCCTTGAACAAAGAGTGTTGCAACTCTCCAATCTACTTCTTTAATTATCAAATCTCTAAATCCTGTGCTTCCGTATAAAGAGACTTCATTATATTTTTCAATCGATTCTTATCAAGTGTTACATCAAGTTCATCAACATACTTATTCAATATTGTTAAAGTGTCTTCTGAATTATTAACAATATCATCTGATACTGTACTTGCATCTAAGTCAGAAAAGTCCTCAATAATTTTTACTTCATAAGTATCAATCTTCAAAAGTTTATCTACAAACGCATCAAATCCATATAAGTCTTTTTTATTTACCACTATAAGCTTAATGTATTTGTTGCTATATTTTTCTACGTCAACAGTTGAATAATCTATTTTAATATCATCATAATATATCTTGTCAAAAATAGTTAATCGGTTTACTATTCTTTCAAGTTCTCTTGTTTCTGTATCAAAAACATGGAATCCTTTTGGATCATTATAATCATTCCAATATAATTCATAAGGTGTTCCCAGATAATAAATTTGTCCATCATCATTCTTGTGATGAAAATGTCCACTCATTACAGTATCAAACTTTCTAAACTCACCCTTATCCATTCCATCTTCTGCAACTATTTGTCCTTTGTTCATTGCAAACCCATTAATGTTTAAATGACCCATACATATATCAGCTTTGGTTTCATCAATCATACCCATTGCATAGATATAGTTTTGACTATTAATCCAAGGCATGAATAATATAGGAAGTCCATCAAAGGTTACTTCTTCAGCTTCTGAATATAATTTTATAGTTTTGTGTCTACCATCAACTAATTCTTGTAAAGAGTTTACATCATTTGTATTCTTAAAGAATATATCATGATTACCAACTAACATGTGTAAGTTAATATCTAATAATGAAAATGGTAAAAGGAATCTTTCACGAAAGTCTTTAGCAATACGATAGGATACAAACTTACGTCTGTCCATTACATCACCTAGATGTATTACATTCTTTATATTGTTTTGTTGTAGAAAAGGAAAGAATTGTCCTTCGTAGAATTTGTAAAAATAATCATTAAAATTTACATTATCATTTCTAGCACCAAAATGTGTATCGGTGATTATTGCAATCTTCAATCTTCAGACTCCATAAAATTCTCTAAACCTTTTTTATTGACTTCTTTTATTTTCTTTTTAGGTTTATATACAGCTTCATTTGGCACCATAATATTTGGGTCAAATCCACCTACTGAATAATTAGTATCATCACCTGGCATAGTAACAAAGGCTTGAAAGTCTGCCTTACTTATAATTCTATGTTTAACGTGTGTTTGTTTCTTTTCTCTTTGAATTCTTCGTATGAAAGCATAGTAAATAATTTGTGTAAAATATGCAAAGGGGTTATTAGATTTCTCTGGATTAAAATTATGTAGGTATTGTAAACAATTTTCTATTCCATCTGAAATCATATCTTCTTTATAGGTATAGTTAATAAAATTGGGTCTGTATGATAAACCTCTTGCAATCTTTAAGAAACATTCTCCTATATAATCCGTAATTCTTGGTCTCTCTTCACTAGTTTCTTCTGCTTCTTTACACTTTTCTTTCCATTCCTTCATGGCTTCTAAAAACTTTTTGTTGTCCACATAGTGAACACTTTTCTTTCTTATTACTCTAGCCATATTTAAATTTCTCCGTTGTATAAGTCTTTATACTACCAGATAATAAGGATATTGTCAAGGAAATATTTAATTTATTTTTTCCCTTGACAAGATTGTAAATTAGTGTATAATCATTTATGTAGTTCTTTGATATAGCTATTAATGTATAGTCTTCTTAGATCCTATTAAACTTTGTATTAGTCTTTCTTCTTCTTCAAGATTTAAATTATCTGTTACTTCTTCATCTATTAAAGGTTTTTTCTTTTTTTTATTTAAAACCTTCTTTAATTCTAAAGCTTCATGGAATGCTTCTTCACTCATTTCATTTGGATTAAATTTTTCTACAGTTACCATTTTATCTAAAGTTCTTAAAACATATTGATAATATCTTGTAAGTCCAATAGAGGCCTCTGCCATAATTACAACACTAGTCTTCTGTATATCAAATTCTTGTTGGTCTGAATAAGGTTGAATCCATCTGGTAAGAGCTAGTGATTCAGCAACACCTCTTTTTGTTACTCTATTAATAGTATCCATTTTTAAAGGTGATGTTACTTTAAATGTATTTTCTTTTGTTTCCACAAGATTACATATAACATCATCGCCATTGGATAATTTTAATACTTGAAAGTTGCTCATATGTTTACCTTGTTTATTTTATAATTAAATTGTTCTTGGTTATATATATTTAGTCTTGCATGAAAGTGTCTGAGGGTAAAATTCTGGTATTCTTTTATGGATAAATCATCTGACAAATCGAACAGTCGAATGGAATCTTTACTTTCACTCCTACGGAGTCCCCTTCCAATGGATTGAAGGACTCTAATTCTACTTTTGGATGGTGAAGCGAACACGACATTATGGATATTACGAATATTGATACCAGTACTAAACGTACCGTATGATGCAATGATGATAGCATCTTTTTCATTTTCTGTAATGCCCCTTATTTCTTCTCTTGTTTTTGTATCTGTACCACCATGTACAAAGAATACCTTTCTATTCAAATCTTTCATCATTTCATAAAGAACAGCTCCATGTCTTTCTACTAATTGAAAAAGACAAAGTGTATTAGTTTTTAGATTGCTGCATAAAGTAGTAATAAAATGATTCCTAGAATTACATATAACCAGATAATTGATTTCATCTGCATAATTTAATCCTTTTACATTTTTACATTCTTGTTCAGAATGTCTTAATACAATACATTCTATATTTAATTGTGCAAGATGATTACTTTCCATTAATTTCTTTGTTGTTGTTACTTTTTCAACAGTACCAAATAAACCTTCTAAAACTAATCTATGTGTTTGTGTTCCATCTAATGTACCTGTTAGTCCAAATCTATATTTACACAGATGTAGTTTTGTCATAATGCCTGTAAGTGATTTTGCTTTAAACATATGAGCTTCATCACCAATCACGCACCCAAATTGTTCAAAGTATTTCTTAGGCATCTTATAGATAGATTGCCATGTAGATATTACAACATCTTTTGTAACATGTGTTGTATATCCTTGATATATCTTTTGACAATGTGTTCCAGAACTCCAACCATAATCTTCAAAATCTGAATACATTTGTTCAACAAGTGATGTAGTAGGTACAAGTATTAAAGTCTTTAAGTTCATTTGTTGATAATAACGAACTAAGATATAAATGATTAACGATTTTCCTGAAGCAGTAGGAGAAACAAGAAGAGCCCTATGTGACTCAATAGCATACCTGATAGCATCAATCTGATAATCACGGACTTTAAGTGACTTGCCTTGAGTTTTTGGTTTAAGAACTCTGACATATCCTGATACAGTTTTTCTGGAAATCCTACGAACATCCTCTACTCCTTTGTCTATTATATATTCTATATTGTTTTTGTAACAAAAATCTTTAATGTATGGTAATAACCCTACATATATTCTCCCAGTTGCTGGTGAAAATAATCTTATCTTTCCGTCCCATATCTTATTACGATATGCAGGCATAAATCTATGGCCTGGAACATCAAAGGTAAAAAAATCTGATAATTCTCTTTCCACCCCAGAGTCAGCCTCAATCTTTAAGTAGACTTCATTTATTTTAGATATTTGCATTTTGTAATGTGTTTTCTTCACCATACTCACCTCTGAGTATTACATTAAAGGATATACTAATTCTTCTATTAGATGTAGGTGGCACCCAATGCATTAACCATGATGGAAACATAAACATAGAGTCTTTATTAGCAGGAAACCCCATTAATCCAGAATTACTAGTATTGTTTTTACTGCGTCTTGGTGTTAATTGATTTGCTTGTGGTCTAGGGTCAAAGAATTGTATCTTTGAAGTATTTACATTTTCACAAGGATACCAAACACCAGAGAATACATTATTAGAATGTGTATGTGGTGGGTGAGC